ATGAGACATAAGCCGGTCGGCCATATCCCACAACAAATGACCGCGCTCCCAAAGTGCGTGATTTGACCATCACTTCACCGCCGTTTCTTTGATCTCCAGCTCCCGATGTGTTGCCTTCAATTGTCACGATTTGTTTTTCCGATGCCCGGATAACTAAACCGATGTGATTGATTGTGACCTTGTCATCAATGACAAAATCGAAAAACACAAAATCACCAATCTTTGGTATTTCATGCCATTGCTTGTTTTTCTTAAATGCCTCAGCTCCCGCTTTGGTGCTGACCACATTTGGCACTTTTACGCCAGCTTGATCTGCGCACCAATTGAGAAATGACCCACACCATGGCAGCTTGTCGGCTTTCATGTGTTTGCCATACTTTGTCTCGTTGTTTCCAGTCTCAGCTGTGCCAACCTCAGCAAGCGCAACCTGAATCAAACGAGGCAATGTGCCTTGTGGAAATGTCACAATCCAAGAGCCTTCAAATCATCAGCTGTGAGACCCAATGCCGCTAATTTTGCTGTGGCAGCTATTTTTTCAGCTTCGGCTTTTGTTTCTGCTTCTTTAAATGCTTGGTATGCAGATTTATCAGCAGCATCTTGAGCCAATTCTTCCGAGTTCATTTCCCGTGTAATGATTTCGCCTGTTTCAACATTGTGAATTGTTAGTGTTTTTGTTGTCATTATTTCACTCCATAAAGTACATAAGTGCCTTGGTTAGCCCAGTCAGAACCAGCCGTCTTAAAGTCAAGTCGAGTAATTGCTGATGTCGATTTGAAAAGCGTGGAATTGAAAACACTTGTGAAAGTTGATAAATTGTTGTTATGCCCACCGCTTGAATAAGCGGTTTTCCAATTTGTGGTTGCTGCATAATTTGGAAAATAAACCACCCAAGAATTGTTGGATGTTGATGCCGCAACACTTGAACCACCGCTAATATCAACAAAAGCCCAAGCACCTTGTTGGACTGTTGCACCTGTGCCTGTGATGTTACGCATAATAATGCCAACATAATCTGCGCTTGTTGAATTATTATTTATTCTTATGCCAATTTGGTCATTTACAGTTGGACAAGCATTGTTAATAACCAAATACAAATCGGTATAACTACCGCTGATTGATGTAAGACTTAAACCATTTGTAATTGATCCGCTTGCAAGTGATGTATATGCGCCTCCGGCAGGAAGTGCAGCCCATTTCAAGCCTGTTGGCGAAACAGTTGAATCTGCCGTTAAAACATGGCCATTTGTTCCAGCTGGCAAATTGTCAAAAGCTGCATTGCCTGTGCCGACAATTAAATCACCTTTGGCCGTGATTTCTGTGGCCATCGAATTTGTAATTGTTACAGCACCTGATGTGCCACCGCCTGAAATGCCTGTGCCAGCTGTGACGGCTGTGATGTCACCAACATCATTTGTGATCCACACAAAATCCATGTTGGTTGCTGAGTTTTTTGCAAGAATCTGGCCTGTTGTGCCACCTAGTAAATCAGCCATAGCTGTATCAACAGCTTGACCAAATACCTCAAAATCAGCTGGCAAATCCGTGACCAAATCTGTGGCCGTCGGCATTTGCCAATTAAAATTGCTCGTTGGATTGCTCATGTTTTCTCCTTACGCAACAATTGTTGCATTGATCCAATCCAAAGTTGGATTGATTGTTTGCCATTGTTCCACCACCGGCACATCGTTCCATTGCATGGCTTGCAATGAAAATGCAATCGGTGACAAAAGCAACGAAACGCTTACCTGATTATATCTGGCCGAGAATGTCCAGCCTTCAACAAAACCCAAATAATCTCCGGAATTCATGTTGAGTGGCAGATTGGCGATATTGACCGGCATGCCCATGAAAACCGAAATCAAATCATCGCGATCAACATCATCAACCTCTGGGTTAGTTAGCTCATAAGTGATATTGCTAAAATTGTATTGAGGATAGGCTCTTAAACTAAGATAAAAATCAGCTTGATCTTGAGCATCTGCTGCATTGTGCAATGTAGTGCTGATGATTTGGGCTAATTCGCCATACAGGCCAATTGAGGCAGAATCCGATGCAGATTTTTCTGCTGATGATGTGGCATTGTATTTAAGCGTAATGGAATTTCGCACATCTCCGGCACGCTGTTGAATGCTTAAACCTGATGCAATAGCTTGATTGGCATCCAAGTCCACATATCCGTTGGCAGCTAAATAGGTAGTGCGGTGGGTACTGTCCGCATACCCGATTTGCCCGGTGCCCGATTCAAAGATGTAGCCCAATCCGGATGTGGCTAAAGCTGACACCAATGAATAAACATCGGTTCGAGAGCTTGAGCGAGCTGCCAATTCGTAGTTGCCCGGCCGGTCAATGTCACCAAGCCCGGAATTCTGAGCATTGTTCCATTGGGTGCTTGGTGGTGAATAAGTAGCCCATGTCAAAGCCTGTGGCACCTCTTGCCATGAATCAAACAAAACATCGTATAAAACATCATAAATCTGATCACCATCAAATTCCTTAGGCAGCACGCCATCGGTTAAGGCTTTTGGCAATCTAGCCAATGCGCCCAAAGCAATAATTTTTATTCGTTGTGCATAATCCACATTGCCAATTTCTGCCACAGTAATGCTTACCTCAACCACAGAGCCGCCAAAGATTGGCACAAATGTAGCTGTAGAATTTTGCAATTCAATAGTCAGCGAATCATTGATTTCTATGGCCACATTTGATTGATCGAGATTAATTATTTCGAGATTTGTGTAACCGGCATTTGCTTGCTCATAAATGTTTGTGCGACCGCTGGTGATAGTTAAATTAGCCAAAATAGCAGTTTGATATTGAACACCGCCAATAGTCACACGCCAAACAGGATTAAAAAGTGTCATAAAAACACCAGATTCGATGCTCCGTTTGTTCCTCTAAATGTTGAATTATTGAGAGCATCAGACACGGCGCGGCTAAAACCTTCTTCATCAATTACCGATGCGGCATTGACATTTATTACTACTCGCTCAGCACCAGAAAGCCCACCGGTCGCCAGTAATCGAGCGGCTGCGGCATCTGCCCGAGCCTTACGCAATCTTTCAGTTTCAGCTTTTAATTGTTCACGCCTTAAAATGGCAGCTTGCATTGCTGGTGAATAGACACCAATGTCTGCCCCGGTTGCTGGAGAGATTATTCCTGTTGGGGTAAATGGGCCTTTCCCGCCTGTCATTGAACCAAATACCTCTGGCCCAGTATTGGGTTCAAAGGTATAGAAAGGATCACTGGCTTTTAAGCCTTTGGAGTTATCTCCACCACCAAAGAATCGAGTGACTGGATTATTCTTTACAAATTCAACAAATTCTTTCATCTTTGTAATTGTGGAGGTTATAAAACCAACAAGCTTTGAAAATCCTGTGACCAATCCACTAACAATTGTGCCTATAGCCTCAAGAGCTAATTTGAAAGTACCACCTAAAAGTGGAGCCAGGTACCTCTTGATAAAATCCCACACCTGAGTGAGCGCATTATAAAATGGCTGCAATTCGTCTGAATTATCTGAAATCGCTTTTTTGATTTTATCAAATGCAGATTTTAATCCTTCAAATATTGGCAAAACAAAATTTTTAACGCTATCATAAATTAGACTAAAACTAGTTTTAAGACCATCATTACCGCTCAATTTATTGATAAAAATTTCAACCGCCGGCACAATTCTATTTACAATAAATGAAACCAATGGAGTTATTGCATCCAATACAAAAGCACCAATTGTTTCTTTTCCTTCTTCAAAAGCAATGTTTAATCTTGCTAATTTTCCTTGAAATGTGTCTGCTGATTGAGCGGCGGCTCCGGCAAATTCTTTACCTAACTCACCAAAAACATCAATTCCTGCCATGGTAAGTTCGTTCAAAACGCCTTGGGTTTTACCAACTTTTTCAGTTATTGCTGCATATTCTTTGGATTTGCTTCCACTTGTTTCCAATACAAATTGTTGCTGAATTAAAAGTTTTTCTAATTTTGTTTGTTCTGCATTGTAATCCTTGAGATTTGTTGCGTTATCACCAAGCGTAATTCCAAGCTTCTTTAAAGCTCCGACTTGACCATCATTTGCTTTAGCTAAAGCATTTGCAACAGTTGCAACATCAATGTTTTTTGCTTTTGCAATATCCAAAGCCAAATTGGTTAATTTTTGAGCTTCGGCAATATCTTTAGTTGATCTTGTAAGTCTTTCTAATGCCGGCCGCAATTCATCATCTGAAACACCGGTAGCCAAAGACTGTTTCAAAATGTATTTTTCAGCTGAAGCAATAGCTTCATCGGTTGCCCCAACTGTATTTCTTAAAGCATTTGCCAATCTTACCTGTGCAGCTTCATCAGCAATGGCTGATTTAACTCCATCAATTAACAATTTGCCGGCATAAGCAGCAGCAGCTACCCCGGCAGCCGCAAAAGCCAATTTTGCTTTTGATGAAAATTTATCTACATTTGAAGTAAATCCATCAACCTGTGTTGATCCTGTATTGAGGCTTTTTTTAAGCTGATCTACATCAGCCAAAATGGAAAGCTTGAGCGTTCTACTTTGACCGGCCATCACCACTCCTTCAAAATCTTAGTAAATGCATTTTCCCATTGAGCGATGATGTGTGGTTGCTCGGCGCGCAAGGTTGGATAAATGAAATATCCGGCTGAACCGCCTCGTTGGCCGCGACCTGACCACACCGGAAATTGCTTGTATTTATTGGATCCAAATTCATAACCGCCCCAAAGCTGTTGAGTTGTACCTCCACCGCTAAATTTCTGAGAAACAAAGCCAAATGACAATTCACCAATCTTTGATGATTTGCTTACCCGTGAGCCTTGGGCAATTTTTGATGCCGCTTGATTTGGACGGCCACCAGCCGTTGCAATAATTTTGGATTGCACATAAGTAGCCAATCCATTTGACACAGCTTTGGCTTGGGTGACAGCTCCTTCATCCATGGCTTTAAAAGCTCTGGTGATTCCTCTTAAATCACTCTTATCATAAGTGATTGGATCAGTTGCCATCTCTAGTCCTTAAAATTTCATAGACAGTCAAAACATCTTCGGCCGTTTGAAACTCTGATCGTGACAATCCGGTTGTGATGGCCAATTCCCAAAGAATCCGGTTTATTGATCCGGATTCGTAACTTTTGGGTTTTCGGTTTCTCCCATGCTGATGTCAGTCACAGTTTCGCACCAAGCTTCAAACGGTTTGACAGGCTTTCCGGCTGCCTCGCGCTTGCTTGCGTGATACGCCAAAAACATCAAATCTGCAATGCCCAATTTCTCAGATACTTGCTGAATCGTGTTC